AGTTGTGTATTGTTTTAGTTTTTTTATCAATGTATGGTGAGATTAAATATAGACCTGGAAATTCTGGGTTCTATAAAAGTCTTAAATCTTTTGAATCAAATTTAAAGACAAATAACGTATAATTAAGTCCTCGGACTTCACAAGGCAGTGTAAATAACCACACATACAATGAATCAACTTTAAATCTTTTTAACCTATACACGTTCCTTTTTTATAAATTTCTGAATTAACTGTATCTAATTCTTCTGTTCCATCATTACAATCTTCCATTCCTATGCATGTTTTATCTGTATTGGAAAAAGGATTATAATATAAAACTTTACAATCATCTGTTTCTGTACATACGGATTGACACTTTTCTAAACTATTTTCAAATTGTGCAAATACTTCTTTACATTTTTTAGAACTGTTAACTTCTAAGTATGAACATTGTTTTATTAGGTTGGGATTTTTATAAAAAGAGAATCCAGACAAAACATCGTTTACGAATGTTGTGTATATATCTGGTAAAAGAATATTCATCATAAAAAAAGATTCAACGCCAATCACGGTTATAAGAAAAAGGATTTTATAAAAACTATTTCCTGTGTGTTGTATGGTTCGTATAATTCTGTATATAGAAACAAAAACAAAAATACCAACTCCTAAAACCATAAGTCTTTTCCAATTATCACTATTTATATAAGATAATAAACTTCTATAAGGCGGTCCTTTATCAACACCAATTCCTCCTGGCGAATATAACATAATTAGTACTGATACAATCGTAGCAATAACCGATGCACCAAATGCTGCTATAGTCCACTTTCTGTATGATAATCTCAAAATATCTCTTTTAAGTTTGCTTTTAAGTTTGCTTTTAGTTTTTGACATTTACAATATATAAAATATTTTAATCTAATATAAAGATACAAGATACTAAACATGTAAAGATGCAGATTTTTATTAAAACACTAACCGGAAAGACCATCACTCTTGATGTTGAGCCGAGTGATACAATAGATAATGTCAAGACTAAGATTCAAGATAAAGAAGGAATTCCTCCAGATCAACAAAGGCTTATTTTTGCAGGTAAACAATTAGAAGATGGACGTACACTTTCGGACTATAATATCCAGAAGGAGTCTACCCTACATTTGGTTTTGCGTTTACGCTAATAAATAATAAGTTTAAACAATTAAACATTATAATAATATATGATAATATATAATGATTGATTGTATTGAAGATGACAACAAAGTTTGTATGTTTAGTAAGGATAAATGTGGTTTTTGTATAAAATCAAAATCTTTGTTAGTAGACAATAACATTCCATTTACAGAAATTAAATTAGATCCAGCTGATTTAGATTATGTAAAAACTATTACGAGTTTAAAAAATAAAAGTAATGGTCATTCAACATTTCCTTTTATTTTTATAGGTATTCAGTTTCTAGGTGGTTTTACCGATCTTAATCATTCTTTAAATACTAGTCTTTCTGAAAAATTAGAGAAGATTGGTATTTTGTATAAACCGGATCTAGATTTCTAATTCTTTTTTTCTTTCGTTAATAAAAATACTAATAAAATTGACAGTCCAAAAAATATAATAAATCCTATACCCAACATATTGTCATTAGACAATACGAAGTTACCAGTATTTGGTCCACCACCATCTAATGTGTTATCTGATGGGCTGGCTGTTGTGTTATTTGTTGGGCTGGCTGTTGTGTCATTTGTTGTGTTATTTGTTGTGTTATTTGTTGGTTTATTTGTTGTGTCATTTGTTGGAATGTCTTGTGTTTTTTTCCACTGTGAACCTGTTGTGTATTTTTGAATGAATGTTTTATATTTTTGAACATCTGTATAAATTCCTGGAAATCCTTCTTCAGCACAACCTTTTCCGGACGAAACTAATCCATAAAGTACATTGTCTTTGAATATAGGGCCACCAGAATCACCTTGGCACGAGTCTTTCCCTGGTGCAGATGCGCAAAAGGATCCACTTATGTCTGTTCCACTATATGTATTATTTATATTACAGTCTGATTGTGTGCTTACATTTACATTTACTTCCATAAGATTTTTTGAAACATCCCCTCCGTAGCTAGTTGTTCCAAAACCTATAACTGTTAATTCTTTTCCTACATTATATTCCATTGGTGTGTCGTTAAGTGATGGTTTTGGTATAGAATCAAATTCTGTTGTATCATACATTTTCATGATAACAATGTCACTTTTATTGGTTGTTTGGTTGTAACCAGTTTCGTATATTTCTTTAATATAACCAACTGGTGCATTTGGTGTTTCGGATTGTTCTAAAATATTTGGGAATACATATATTTTTGGTTTTTCTGTTTTACCAAATACACAATGTGCCGCAGATATAACGTAATTATTGGGTAACAAAGTACCACCACACATAAAACTACCTCCATCAGAATATTCAATATACATCAAACAATACCATGGATATTTTTTAGATAATACTTTTGTTCCACCAACTATAGAATATGCGTTAAAACTCTTTTGATTTTTATTACCATGTTTTTCATTAAATTTATCAAATAATTGTTTTTTGGTCATAGATCCCTTTTCTAATTTCATTAATTATAATATGTACTAACATTTTAATTGTGTAAGTTACACAGTAATTAAAATATTTGTTTATTATAATTATGTTATTTACAAGTGTTGTGGCCGTACCACCAACGACGCCATAGGCATTATTCTTATTGTAACTGAATGGATTTATAATATTTAGTATATATAATATGATACCATTAGACGGAAAAATTTTAATGATTTTATCATTATTATTATTATTATTTGGTTTGTACAAAACTATTTATAAAAATGATAATAAATCATGGATATATATAGTATCCGGTATTGGGTTTTTCATTGGATTATTTTTTTCATTATTTAACGGTATGTCATCTAATTTTTCAATAATAAATATGAATCAAGGTTTACACCCCAAATTAATAAAAATTTTGGAAAATGAAGAAAAAGAAAGTATTGAACGTAATAATCAATTAATAACAATGGATGCAGTCGATAAAAACATAATTGAAAATGTTCAAAAATCTGGAAATAAAATACTAGCACACCATTCATTTGGATATTTAAGAGATGAATTGGGTTTTGTTGGATCTGGTGGTTATTCTATTGCATATAAAATCCCGTTTATTAGCGAACTTGTAAAAAATGTGTCTCGTACACAAACAATTACAATAGAAGAACAAATAAATGCTGGTATTACCAATTTCGATATTAGGATTTCTATAGTAGATAAAAAAGTATATATAGACCATGGTATTATTTTTGGAGAATTTATACCATTACTAGAGGAATTATACAATAATATTCCAGATAATACTGAATTTACGTTATATTTAGGTTATAGTACTTATAATACTAGTTCTGTCCCCAGTAAAGATCTATTTGTAGAATTATATATTGATCCAATAGCTCAAAAATATCCCAATAAAAATGGTATTATTGTATGGCCAGAATATGCCTATAGTAAATATATCCACACTTCCGAGGATAATATAATTACTCAATTATTTAATATTATTAAAGATGAACCAGTATCAGCAATGGTTTCTACAGATAATAGTTATATAATAGCTAGAAGTTTAGAAATATTAGTATTAACAATTGTATTAATTATTATTATTTATATTACTATTTATTATTTATTTCTAAAATATAGGAAAAAAGAAACTTACCCGTCTATTATAAAATATTAAAACGGTATAATAATTAACATAATATTGTTTATTTTACACAATTCTAATTTACGTCCATCTATTATAAAATATTAAAACGCGAATTATACGATTCAATACTTTTGGTGAACACTTTACCATCGTTAAAACCAACATTTTCCGATAATACGCGACTTCCTTTCTGTGTTGTGAGTCTAGGGTAGCGTTACATGGAGTCCCGAGTTGGGTCTATTTTGTGCTGTTGCTGCAAGTGGAAACGATAGAGTTACGACAAGTACGGACGGTGTTACATGGATAAGTCCTGATATTTCTACATCTAATTTGTTCGATGTGGTGTGGAGTCCTGCACGGAGTATCTTTTGTGTCGTTGGTTTAAATTCTGTTATTACAGGCTCTCATCCTTAATATTAAGAATATTCGTAAATTTAAAATATTTGTTTATTATAATTATGTTATTTACAAGTGTTGTGGCCGTACCACCAACAATACCAGCATCTGCAAATTTTCAATCATTAAGTGTTGTTAAATCCAACGTATTAAATGTTGTAGGTGTTGATTTATCTATATTTGCAAATACAGGACCAACCGATAACAGTACAGGTGGGAATATATCTATAAACACTGGTACAGGTTCTGGAACAGGTTCTGGTGGTAGTTTATCTGCCGTTTGTGGTAATTCTGGAACTGGTGTGACAGGTGATGGTGGTAATGTTGTATTATCGGCAGGTACTGCATTGAGTACAAATGGTACAGGTGGTGGTGCTGATTTTAATAGTGGTGTTGGTTCGGGTACGGGTTCTGGTGGTGCTACAAGTATTTCTTCAGGTAGAGGTGGTGCTACAAGTGGTGATGGTGGTGTTATTTCATTAGTTGCTGGTAATGGTGGTGGTACGGGTAACGGTGGTTCTGTAGATATTGTTACTGGTAGTGGAACAGCTGACGGAGCATATAATTTATATATTGGTGGTTTCAGTACGGGTGCTGTTAAGTATATATGGCCAACTGTTGCACCGACGGCAGGACAGAGATTACAAGCTACGACTGTTTCTGGTACAAATCCTGTTGTTGTTACTATGACGTGGGATGCTTAATTATTAATATATTGGTACTAAAATTAAATATTAGTTAATATAAATGACGTTAACACTTAAGCGCAGTTACAAATCTTATGGAATACCAGTATCATCTGGATCTGATAAAGTGGATTATAGTAATACTGCTGGTTTGGGAATAGCTGTAGTAATTTCATATTTATTAATTATTTTTTATTCTTTGTTCACAGCTTGGAAAAGATTGGGTAATATTGGTTCTTCGGTGTTATCTAAAGGTAAAAATTCATTTACTATATCTCAATCTATATATTATTCTGAGAAAACAGTAACCGTTATGATGAGTATTTTATTTGGTGTTTTGTGTGTGTATATGTTATATAGAAAAAATTTTATACAAGCAGATTTTGATAGACTAATAGTTGTAATTCCGTTATTAATATTACCACTAATTTTTATAATATTTTTATATATAGGTCCAAACCAAAGTCTTCATTATCCGTTAGCAGCTTCTATTTTTATAGGTGGTACTATTATTCAATATTTCATATTGGAATTGTATAATGAATATTTTGAAAACGATCAGGTCCTTAAAACATACCAAAGTTTGGTAATGACTATGATTATTTTTGCAATATTAATAACAATATGTCTTATGTTTAGTTTCTACACTATGCATAAACCAAAAATGTTTCATAAAAAAATAGTTAGGTTTTTATCAGATATTTTAGCTTTGTCTGAATATGTGCACTTGATATTATACGGAATACTACTTTATATGTTTTCTACGTTTGCTGCACTTCCGTCAGTATAATATTTGTTATTAAAAATAATATATTTGTTATTAATAAATAAATGATTGGACTAGTTCAAACTAGTTCTACTATGGATCTTGGAATAACTGTAACTATTATATATGTTATGATATTTATGTATGCTTATTTAAATGCTTTCTACAAAGAAAACGGTAAATTAGGATTATCGATCATAAATCCCAAAAAGGGAATCACTATAACCAATGCTATGTTTAACTCAGAAAAAATTGGAGTAATTATATTTCTAATTATGTTTACATTAATTACACTACATATTCTTATAAAACAAAATTTTTACAAAAGTACTAAAGGTATTGTTAGTATGATTCTTATAGTTTGTTTTTCATTAATGTTGGTTGGATTTATGTTTGTTGACAGTAAACGAATATACCTTCACACAGCTATGTTATTTGCTATGCTTATGTTTTGTCAGTTATTTGGGTTTATTACAGTTTCATTGTATGACGAATCTTACCCAAACCAAAATATAGAAGAAATAACTATATCAACTTATGTATTAACGTCTATTTTTATATTAATATCGACAATGTTAATAGTAAATGGATACTTTTATTATCAATCTAAAAATAAATTAATTAGTAACATTGGTCTTATTGGTAGACTTATAATGGATATAATAGGTGTATCTGAAATAATCTACATTATGTTTTTTGGTATTTTGATTTATTACATATCAATATACCCACCACTTAAAGAATTATAAAACAGGTTGATTAATTCAAACAATTTTCAATATCATCCAATTCTAAAGTGTCTAAATCTGGTTTAGGATAACCGTTAAATAAAATTTTAAACTTATTATATTCAACAGATTGTAATACAGCTCCCAAATTACCAACTTTACAACCAGTAATCGATTTAATAAATTCACCGTGGGATACGAATATTAAAACTGAATTTTCATATAATTTTATTCCTTTTGATTCTAGTTCTTTTATAATACTTGGAAGACCATATTCAAAAAATAATTTTTGGTCGGGTTGGGGATTTTTAACAGATCCGGAAGAACTGTATGGGTTATTACTTGCTAACACTTGTAATGGATACCCAAGTTTTTTTTCAACAACTTTTCTATTTTGTGAAATGTTATAAGAATTATAGCGTTTTATTGTGTATAATTCTGAAATATAGGAAATTGGTATTATTTCAAATTTTGGTGGTATTATGCTTTTAGCTGTTTGTATAGCACGACTTAGTGTACTAGTAAATACAATTGGAACAATTTTTAATTTTAATTTTTTTAATTTTTTAGAAATATTGTTCCAATAGTTTTTTTTATGGACTTCACTAAAAGAATAGTTAGTTAACAAAGCATCTGCAAATATTTTCTGGTTGGGTCTTTCATTTTTAGGCAATTGTATATAATAATTAGCACAGGAATATCCGTGTCTTATCCAAAGTAATAGAACCATTAAATACATACAATATTATATTTTTAATTTTTAATTTTCAATGCTCTTTTAATGTCACTTTCATACATTTTAAATTCACCATCTGTTAACGTCAATGAAGCCAATCCAATAGTAAATCCTATTAGTACAACACCGAAAAATATCAAAAGTTGAAATAATATTTTTAAGAAACTATTGAAGCTTGGTGTTGTTTTACCACCAGTAATTTGAATTTTAGACCCACTATAAAATGACATTATTAATCCAAGTAATAAGAACGCTGAATTTACTGGCCAGTTTAACCACCACAGTATAAAAAATATCAGAATCATTGTAATATTAATACTAAATATATTAATTTAAGTTTAATTTAATTAATAATTTTATTATCAATCCTTAATGGGTTTAAGAGTTGGTACGGATTGTAGTGGGATTGAAGCACCCATACAAGCTTTAAAAAAATTAAAAATAAATTTTAGCCACGAATGGTCATGTGAAATTGACAAGTATGCTCGCGAAAGTATTCAGGCTAACTACGACCCAAAATTATTATTTGAAGATATAACAAAGCTGAGAAAGTTGCCTCCAATAGATCTTTATATTTGTGGGTTTCCTTGCCAGACATTTAGTATGGCCGGAGAACGTAAGGGTTTTGGTGATACTAGGGGGACAATATTTTATCAATGTTTAAATGTTATTAAGGTTAAGAAACCAAAATACTTTATACTTGAAAATGTTAAAGGGTTAATTAATCATGATTCTGGAAACAGTTTTAAAACAATATTAATATGTCTCGATAGATTAAAAGTGTACGACATTTATTACAAAGTATTAAACACTAAGGATTATGGAATTCCCCAAAACAGAGAACGTATATTCATAATAGGAATTAAGAAATCATTAAAACAGAAATTTGAATTTCCTAAGAAGAAGAAGATGAAGGATATTAAATCATTTATTGACACAAGTGATAAGAATAATATTCCGTATCCTAATTTTTGCAAAAAATCTATGATTAAAACTAAGGGTATTTTTGTTGATTCATCATTTATAAATTTAGTAAGTAGTAAAAGTTATCAAACATATTCTCCAACTATATGTACAAATGGTCATATGTGGTGTAAACCTATGAAACGAAAAGCTACTATAAAAGAATATTTAAAACTTCAAGGATTCCCATCTAGTTTCAAACAAGTAGTAACGGACACCCAAATGAAAAGACAAATAGGTAATAGTATGTCTGTTAATGTGCTTATTGAAATATTCAAAGAGTTGTTAAAATAGCTTCTCTATGTATGGTTGAAGTACTTGTTGTACATATCTACCAAATCATTATTCATTTTAATAGTATTCTTTCCAATATTGAATATCGGAGAATAACCACCTTTCTCTACCGACTTGGACATCATGGAAATAGCCGAAGACGCGTTTGTAAAATCAACTGATTTGGACAATATATTAAATTCGTTTCTGGTATAAAGTTTGGTAGGTTCCACAAGTTTCATCAACCGACCAATCTTGGTATAACAATCTGGGTTTCCCCATACTTTAAACCTCCTTTCGATAGCATCCAAATCAACATCATACTCAACATCGTCAACCTTTTCCATAACTTCCTTAACTTTTTTAAAATTTGTATCTGTTGTAAACCCTGTTCTTTTACCTTCATCCATACATTCAGTAATAAAGTTACATTCGGCCGTAAATGCTTTTAATACCCTTTCACACCCAATTAACTTTGCAGAAATTACAGGTTCATAACTTGTATCTGGATAACCATTCCCGCGACACAATCTTTGAATTAGATCAGAGTTGTGTCCCAATTTCCTAACCTTTATGTTTTCGTGAACACCTATACAGTTAATTACCAAACCATTCCCCAATAACATAGATTTCCCTGTCTTAACACCAATTCTCTGCAAATCATCCAACTTTGCCTGAATTGTAACACCCCGACAAAGAGATATATATCCAGTAACAATTAGTTTAGTAGAACCAGTCTTAGCAACAATATCAGAAATTTTAACAGCAAGAGTTTCTTCTTCAAATTTTGAGCTATGATTGACTATTTTAAATTCGTTTGATTCACAAAAAACTCTACCAACTACTCCGTTTTGATTAACCGATATAACCAATATTTCTGGATCAATTATATGAGCCTGACGGGCTACTTGTATATGTGTTTTATTCTTCATCATAGCAGGTAAAAATGTATAATATTTGTTCCCAAATGTTGTACCAATTTTTCTAATAATAACATCAATAGAGTTGTCAAATCCCACTTCATCATCTATAACAATCTGATCCCACATAGAAACATCCCTATGACCAACACCAGCATCCAATACATTAGTCTTTATAGAAAGTTCTATTTTATTTCCAAAAACTTCCCTAATACCCTCGTTGGTATACAAGTCCGAAGTTGTTGCAGTCAAACCCAAAACACACACAAGTCCCGAATGAATTTTTTTATTGAAACAGTAATCTACAAACGGATTTATATTTCTAGGATATTCTCTATGTTTATTCAATTTTTTACCCCTAACTTTAGAATCATCTATAATTCTTTGTATGAGTTTTGAATTATTTATAACGTTGGGTGTCAGTGTCATTGTCTTATCGACCTCATCTGCAATGATCTTATAGTGGACTTGGTTATGTGGATTATTTACATTATGATTATCAATTTCTGACTGAAGTACAGACATTCTTTCAAGATTTACTTTATTCTTAATTACCATACAAACTTTCCCACGGAGTTTAGTAGGGTCTTTAGGACATACTGAAAATATATTATTGTTATATTTACCGGTTTTATTACTTCCACCATCGATCCTCAAACAATCCTTATCCAAAGCAAGTTCTATTCTATCCTTTGTTTGAATTAGGAGATTGGAACTATTCTCGGTGAGTAGCAAGCAAAAGAACTTCTTACAACCTTCAAGATACATAATAGCTTCTCCAGTCTTTCCAGCCTGTGCAAGTTTATAAACCAATCCTAATCCCTCTTGTTCCATGAATCCATACTCAACAACTTTGTCAACTTTGTTGTTTCCGAAAACAAGTTCGCTTATATTATGATATTTCGAAGGATTTTTTATAACGCTACTCCATAGTTTCTTCCTCTGGACAAGTTCTGTCAGTATATCTTTGGATTGTAGTTCTATAAGAATTTCTTCATTTAGTTTCTTAATTTCGGCTACAGCTCTCCGCTTAATAAAAGTTGAATCGTCCATTTTGAATTAATGTAGTGTACCCACCCAAGTAAGTGCCAAAGCACTATAATTTCAATTTGAGTTCTGCTTTAATCCTTATTGACTTGGCGGAATACTTGCCGTTCTTTTCAAAGTTTCCCTTGGATTTCAAAGACTTGGTAGGACGCGAGGTTGGTTGGTTCTGCATTGGGTATTTTACCTTTGATGATTCCATTTACTTTACTTTATTAAATTATTAAATATTAAGTTAGAGTATTTTATTTTTTGTTTTTTTCAAAATAAAAATTACCTTAAGTATTTGTATTTACTTAATAAGTAAATCAGTTGGTTGGTATAGAATCATGTGTGTGGTAATAAGATTATGACTTTTTATATGCCAACGGCTATTACACAGCGAAGCTATGATGCCAACGGCGAGTACACAGCGAAGCTATGATGCCAACGGCGATTACACAGCGAAAGCAAATTAATTAATTAACTCAAAAAAATTATATATTGTATTGTTAATTGACGATGACCAAATTAGATAAAAGAACAATGCAGCCTATATTAATTGTAGTAACATTAGCCCTAATTGTTTGGCAAATGTTTTCTTTGAATTATTTTAATATAGAAAAAACAGATGGTGTTGTTAGTTATACTGTGGGATTATATTTATCAGATACTACACCAGGACTCAGCAAAGAATCAGTAGATGGGGTTGTTGTAAAGAACGAGATGGCTTGTATAGCAAGAGAGGGAGGAGGGTTAGGAATGAAAGGGTTGGACAAATTAAATCATTGTAATGGTTTATTTGTTATGGAAAAATTACATATTGTATTAGTTGTATTACTCCTGTTATCTCTTGTACCTAAATGTAGGGAAAATCTTGCGTTATTATTGCCAATAATGCTCCTATTCACAACTTTGTTCGTTTTCGTTCTATTTAGTGTTTATAGAGATGAAAAATTAACTCTGGCACGTGAATCGGGTGATGTTGTGTCTAGATATGGAGAATCGTTTTGGATAAACGTTGTATTGATGTTAGTATCTTTTGGTATGTTATACTTATACAAAATGAAGAAGTAAATTAACAATCAATAAATTAATCAACCATTAAAAAATAAATATAGATTAATTTATTTTATATATGTAATGGATAAAGACTATTTTGTTCAAAATTTTAAAATAAATCTTGATAGTCTAATCATAAAGTACAACAAAATGAAGGCGTTTCATGATTTCATAGTAGATCTTAGATATTCTGATATAAACCCATTTACAGAAGAATTAGGGGAAATGTACGAACAAATAGAAACATATAAAAATGTTAAAGTTGTTATTAATTTTGAAGTGTCAGATTTAGAAGAAGAAGATAAGAAAATTTTCTATAATTTGGTTAATAATAGTTTTAAAAATATGTC